CCCAAGTTTTATCTGCTGTCGGGAAGCTCCAAACAACTACCGTGTGCCCTCTGTCCTGATAGCTGTAGGCAATCGCATCTGACACGGTTGAATAACTTGACCACTCAAGTTCAATGGCATGAGTAGATATTCTTTGCAGCGTGTAGCCCTGGGAGCGAAAAGCAATGATTCCGCCGCGCTGATCTGACCAGATGCCGAACATCGCATTGTCAGAATTAACCTGCCCAAACGGGGCTATTGAGCCTTGCTCCGAGAATCCACCCGGCACGACATCGAAAGGGAAAACGTTTCCTGAATCGTAGTAGCAGACTGACTGCCGATAACCAAAGAAGCATAGGGTTCTTTGTGTTACTCCCATATCCACAGCATTGTCGCCAAACACTGAGATAATGGATGTCTGTCCTGGGTTCCAAGTCGTTCCGTCCAGCAGATTCGAAACAAACCACTGAGCTGAATTTCCTATCAAAGCAGCGAAGAATCCATCGCAAAAAGCAACCTTCACAACTCCTGCAATTGTCGCAATCGCTGCCGTCAGAGCATTGGTCGCCAGCGTTAAGCAGTATCCCTGTCCACCTGAGGCAATCATCAATTGAACATTTGAGCTTGCAAACGAAACAGGCTTGCCATCATTGGCGACTGCTCCGCGATTCGTTATCGCGCCAGCAGAGGAAATCTCAAACAGCGTAGAACCTGAGATAGCAAAGGCTCTCGTGCCTGCCGGAGTTGAAAGAACCCATTCGCCTCGAAGCGGAGAGTCGGGAAGTTGGCAGAACACACTCAATCCTGGAGTATTGACCAGAACAAGATCGTTCTTTCCTGCTCCGCTCTCATCTTTCTCAACCATCATGTTGAGACAAATTTGGGCATCAGCAGAAAAGGACTGAGATTTGTAAGCCCCGCCCACTAAACCAAACCTAGCGATGACACACCTTCACTTAGACTCTCCTGTATAGAAGTTCCATCTCCCACTTCTAGAATCTGCAATCGCATTGTCACAGCGTGAATAAACAGGCTCGATATTCACTGACTTAATCGCTGCTTTGCTTGAAAGAGCTTGTGCCACCACTTCAGGACGCGGAGAAACGCCAAATTCAGGAGCTAAATCAACGGCAAGGTTGTAACGCAACGCCTTCAAATAACCGGGCGGAAAAGTTACATCTGTAAACAGGTCAGGGAACTGATTCAGAGCCGTCCAGCTTCCAATAATCACCTGATTTGCAACTGTTGGTACAGGCCAGAAGCTCAGATTTCTCAGCGGAAAGCTGCCATCGTCATAAACAACTGTTGGGTAAGTGGTCGTTACTGCCTTGATGGGAATTTTCTGCTGCCACTCATCGTCGTTGTACATCTCTAAAGGTAGTTCAAGCGGCTGAGCAGGGTTGTTGAGTATCAGGATCGAGACATAATCAATCCTTGCCGGTCGGGCCATATTGAATGTTCCGCCAGTTCCACAGGTGTATGTCTGGGTGCCCGGCACAAGCGAAAAAGTCGTTCTGGATAGCGTGAAGATGTTCAGATGTTCAATACTCCAGGAATCAATCATCTGATTCCCAATTACCAGAGCATCATTTACATCTGAGGCTTGCGCTGTTTCTCCAGAAGCGAGAACGCCGATCAGCCTAAGCGAACTGCTTATGAGGTCTTGCCCAGTCATTCAGCTTCTTCTTTTGGTTTTGGAGGACGACCAGGGCCGCGTTTAATCACTACTTCTGCGGCAGGCGGAAAATCGGGAGGCTCAGCCGCTTCAGGAGGAAAATTGGGATTATCTACCCACTCTGGGCCGAGTGCTTTGTCTTCCTCTGGAGTATCGACGCGCCTTACTCCTTCGGTTCTGTGGTATTTGGCTTTTGGATATTCGAGATTTACAGTTTCTTTGTCCATAAATATTCCTATTGCTGAGGCAACGCCGCCCAAGTCATTGAGAAAAATCCTGTAACAGCGGTCAAACTTCCAATGGCAATGTATCCACCGGGAGGAATTACCCACGATCCGCCAAAGTCGAAATTAGCCACTGGAGAAGCAGGCAGAGCGCCTGCCGTAAAGCCTCCCATAAGCATTTCCAGCCATACTGGGGCGACTGGAAGGGTGGCGGAGGTATCCACCAAGCCCACACTTGGAATTCCTTGATTTAAGGCTGCTGGAGTCGCTGAAGTTGAACCCAAAAACGTGCTTACGACGGTTCCGGGGGTTGTGTGGGTGACATCAGTGGTTGAAACCGTACCCATGATGCCGATGGAAGCAATAGCCACAGGAGCAACCGAGAGAGCGACTCCAACTCTAAGCAGATACAGGTTCCTTTGACTATTGTTGGGATTGCTCAGACACAATCCGGTGTAAGTTGTGGCCAGAGCTACTGTGGTAGCCTGAGCAGCCTGAGTGCTCGCGTTAAAGATATGCTTGCTCTGGCCTTCAAGGTTGTAGTTTTGAATAAGCGGCTGCATTAGCGCATCCTTTCACTCACCTTAATTGATCAGAGTGGCAATCAGTTGACGCTGGCTTACGAAGCTGGCCGCGTTGCCTGCCGCCAATAGCGCGGTAAACGTAAGAGACAGAGAACCGGCTGCGGGAATGGAGCTGGAAACTGCCACGTTTACATCATTGAACACAGTCAGTCCGGCAGTCGTGGTCGTGATTGCCTGCGCCAAAGTTCCATGAGTTTCAAGCGTAATGTTTCCGCCTGAATCAATGGAAGCAACCGTAGCAAGCAAATTCATCTGCCAAGGCAGGTTCAAAGCGCCTACAGCTACGTTTCCTGTGGTAATGGTTGCAATCGTGACCGTTCCAAGAACCACGGCAATCGTTACCGCCGAGGTCGTAGTCGTTAGATTGGTAATTCCATTGCCGACAATCTGCAATGTCTGACCAACACGCGATAATGTGCCCGGCAGAAGTGTGGCCGTCATCAGGTTGGCTGCTGATGTTGGGTTAGTGGCCTGTACGACTGTGGTATTTCCGACAAGGCATTGACCGAATGTTTGGTTAATTACTCGGCGGCTGTCACCACTGAGTGCGCCTTCATAAACCAATGGACTAGGTGAAATAGTTGGCATTAAGATGCCCTCCTTTTAAAATTGGGCGGATTGCCCGCCGCCCTCGGGAGAGCGATTAAGCCAGCCTGCTCGGATGCCACTTGCCGGAACCCTGATCAAAAGTAAAGGTCACAGCAGAAGCAGCAGTTGTTGCGGTGCCAGCAACAGCGATATTGCCGGTAGCATCCCAAGTTAGACCTGCGCCAGAACCATCAAAGACAATCGTGATGCCGTTGCCTTCAATGTATCCAGCCGGAGCGGTCAAGGTTTTGAGAATTACGGTTCCGGTGGTGTGAAACAGCGGGCCTGTGGCCGTGATGGTGTTTGCCATCGTGACCGGAGCAGACCAGCCATAACCAGAACCGCTGGGAGTGGCATCCTGCTGAGCTTTGACCGATGGAACAATTGGGCCAAAATCAGTAGGAAGTCCAGCCAATACGGGGCAAGAAGCGCCATGAGCGGAAGCTGGAGTGCCAGCAATTCCACGCTGAACGCTAATGACCGTACCATTTACGGCTGTAACCAGCATTGCCTCTGTTTCTACAAGCAGATAGGTAATGCCGACACCAGTCGTATTGTTAGGGGCAGTGATGCCCGTTGCGCTTGCTACAGTGATGTTTACATCAGACATGCCGCAAGCCGCAGAGAGTGTAGTTGCATTGAAAGCCATATTATTTCTCCTTTAGCTTGAAATCACGAGCAAACGCGACACGCCAATTCTTTGTAGAGCGTTACCCAGCCATACAGAATGTCGATTCTGGTTGGGAAACGATCGGTGTTGATGTCATAGGCACGAACCAAGCGAATCGATAGTCCGAGCTGCTTATCGGAAACGCGAGCAGCCATATCCACGCCACCCGGCAACGGCAGATCAGCGCAGCCCAGAGCAAAAGCATCCTTGTGGAATGCCAAGCCCTGAGGCGAGCTGGTTGATGCCGCACCAAGCACGTTGATGGTTGCGCCGTTCGTGATGGCCGTGATTGGGCCAGTCTGACCAGTGACGTTCTGGAATGGGCCAGAGAACACAACCGGGTTACCAACGGTAATGTTCATCACGCCGCCGCCAGAAGTAGTCGTATCAGCCGCTACAACAAACTGACGCAGAGCGCCGGTTGAGGCCTTTGACTGTGGGTTGACAGCAAAGACGCCAGTTGAACCGGAACCAATGGTGAAGATGTTTCCGGCCTTCAGCACAGGGGTGGTGTTAGTCCAGCCGCCTGTTACAAAGGTTGAAGTGGTTGAGCCTGCCAGCGTAAATGTCGGCTGGAGGATGCCCAGAACGCTCGTAGAGTTAACCGCGCAGTTCTGATCCATTGACCACTTGAAGCCAATCGACTCACCCATCTTGCCCGACTGATACTGCTGGGAGATGTCCTGAGACGACTGGAAAAGGCCTTTCAAGCTGTCAACAATCGTTGCCTGTTGAGCAGGAGTGATGATCAGTGAGCGCAGGTTGTCGCGGGGGGCTGCTTCTTCATCAAGCCTCTGACCAGCCTGAAGATAAGTAAGCAGGGTGTTCGGGATCGTTCCA